CGCCCAAAGACAAGTGGCGTTCAATGTCATCATCCAGTTGGACGAGAACAACAAACCCACGGGATCGGTGACAATGCACAATCCCAACGGTGGTTTCAGCGTCCAAGGCATGTGATGTTTTTGTACCCCATCGTTTCAACAATCGGTCGGGCGTATCGCCAGGGGTCCGAACTTTGAAGCCAAGTAAAACGGTGGATGTCACACACCGCATTCCTCACATGTTGACAGTCGGCCCCGAAGGACAGGCCGACGCCGCAACACACGCACGTCACACGAACCCAATCTCATTTCCGATGGGCGGATACTATGTCCAACGGTGAAATGTTTTTGTACCCCATCGTTTCAACAATGCGTCAATGAGGGTGTAAATTTCACGATCTTTGGTCATGCCAACGTTCAATTGGAAACCACCGACCCGCCCTTGGATCATCAAGGCAAACGACGCGAACTCATCGCGTGGTCGTTCTCCACACGCATACGAACCACGGTACAAATCGAAAAGGTGGCAACGGTTGCGTTTGGCCGTCCTCCAATCGTCACCATTGTGTGTTTCTTGTCGCGACTCGGGTGTGGTTCGTCCCGCCCGAGTTGTTGACCACATCCGCCCAGTAAGGCGCGGAGGAGCATTTTGGGACGTTCACAACCTTCAAACGATGTGTGAGAGTTGCCACAACTCCAAAAGTGGCAAAGAATCCCACGGATTGGATGAATTCCAAGGGGATAGGGGGTCCAGGAATAAAAAAGTGGACAAACAGAAGACCATCGAGTCCAAATCCACCCCCTCCGTCAAATTTTCAACGGGGGAGTCATGAGCGTTTGGGACTGGTATTTCGACACAACCTCATCCAACGAACCCATCGAGGTCGAATACAGTTTCGACGCGGGCGAACGTGAGGTCACATACTTCACGGACGGATCGGGCCACCCATCAACGCCGTCATCCATTGAATTGGTCCGTTTCAAATTCAAAGGAATCGACATCACCAACCTTGTTTGGGCGTTGGTTAACTCCGAAGCGATTGAGGATTTGGAATTTAAAATCAATGAATTCGAGGAGAACGGTGGCGGATTCGACATCACAGATTTTTTTGAGTAATGGGAACCACACCAAAATCAAAGGCATTGAAAGCCATTCAAGGAACCATCCGTCCCGATCGTGACATCACACCCCGATCGTCAACGGTTGATCGCGATGAGTTCCCCGAACCCGTCATCAAGCTGAATGAACGGGCGCGTACATTTTACGACCTCACCATCGACCACCTCAATGACGCGTCGGTACTATACCCCGTCGACGGGATGTTGTTGTCCATTCTCGCCAAAAACATTGACATCATGGTTGAGGCCGCCAACGAAATCAATGACCTCGATGACGTGGTCCAGGAATTCGATTCAGGTGCCACCAACATCACAGGGACATTCACCGCATTCGAGCGCGCCACCAAAAACGTTTTGACCTTGTCATCCAAATTGGGGTTGAGTCCCGCGGATCGGGAAAAACTCATGTCGTTTTCAAACTTGAAATCCGACACGGTCGACCCATATGAATCCCTCAAACATCGCGCGATGGGATGACAGCGTGGGACCAATACGCCCAGGACGTGACCGACGGAACCATCGTCGCGTCAAAGTGGGTTCGACTCGCGTGTCAAAGACACATCGACGATTTGGTCGAGGGTCATTCGCGTGGAATTTGGTTTGATGAAAATGACGCCCACCGATTCATCCAGTTTTTTGAACAGTTTTTGAGCCACACCAAAGGCCGTTGGGCGGGACAACCGTTCCTCCTTTTGCCGTGGCAACAATTCCTCGTCGCCTCCATTTTCGGTTGGAAAAAGGACGACGGATCGCGGCGGTTCTCGACCTTGTATTGCCAGGTCGGACGCAAGAATGGCAAAACCCAATTGTTGGCGGGGATCGGTTTGGCGTTGTTGGACTTTGACAATGAACCCGCCGCGTCGGTTGTGTTTGCGGCAACGAAAAGGGATCAAGCCAAAATCGCCCATGATGAGGCCACGCGAATGGTCAAGGCATCGCCCGCACTCAACAAGCGCGTCACCGTACTCCGAAACAACCTCACGGTCAAATCCACACATTCAACCGCGGAACCATTGTCATCGGATGCAAAATCCGCCGACGGGTTGTCCGTGTCATGTGCGGTGTTGGATGAATTCCACGCACACAAGGACGCCGATTTGTTGAACGTTTTGAAATCGGCAACAGGGGCGCGCACCAACCCACTCATTGCCGTGATCACCACCGCGGGATTCAATATCGGTGGACCTTGTTTTCAATTGATGCGTGGCGCGGGTGAAGTGTTGGAGGGCAAAACCTCCGATGACAGCTTGTTCGCCCTCATGTACACGTTGGACGATGATGACGATTTCACGGACCCGTCGGTGTGGATCAAAGCGAACCCATCAGTGGATGTGTCGATCCCCGCGTCATACCTGGAAAAAGAATTGGTCCAGTCCCAAAACTATGGTGGGTCCATGTTGGTGAATTTTCGCACCAAACACATGAACGAATGGGTGTCATCATCGGCGACATGGATTCCCGATCACGTCGTTGTCCAGGGTGACACGATCATTGAACCCAACCCCACACAACCATGTTGGGGTGGACTCGACCTCGCGTCCGTTGGCGACATCACCGCCCTCACATTGGTTTGGCCACACGAAGGTGGATACATCACACGATCGTGGTTTTGGTTGCCCGAAGAAGCGGTCGAAAAACGCATCCAGTCAACAGGGTCCCGCATGTATGAGGATTTCGCAAACCTGGAAAACGTATTCATCACCGATGGCAACGTCACCGACTACGATTCAATTCGACGGTTCGTCACTGGATACCATATCGAGGACGGGCGTGTCAAGTACGATTCCGACGCACTCGCCACCCGATACAAAATCGAGGCCATCGCGTTTGACCGTTTCAATTCATCCCAATGTGTTTTGAATCTCGCCGCCGATGGAATCAACGTCGCGCCATTTGGCCAAGGGTTTGTCAGTATGTCCGCACCATCCAAAGAATTGGAACGACTCATGAGTGAAGGTCGAATCCATCATGGTGGTGATCCCGTGATCCGTTGGATGTTCGGGAACGTAGTGTTGCGCATGGACCCATCGGGCAACATCAAACCCGACAAGGAAAAGTCAGGCGACAAAATTGACGGCATTGTTTCACTCATCATGTCCATTGGTCAAGCCATGACGGACCAATCAAAACCCCAAACAAGTATTCCCAACAATTACAACATCCGAACATTGTGAGCATTCCACCCAAAGACCCCAACCAACTCATCCGCCTCATTGAATTGGCCCCAAAGATTTCGACCCGTGAAGGATTTGTCGAGGAATACTTTGTCCGACTCAAAGACAGTGACACAAACGCCAACGCGTATTGGTCGGTCGAACACGACCACATGTCATTGTTTGGCCGCACACGGTACAACGGCCATGAGGTTTTCGCCTCGGTTTTGAGCCGATGGAATAACAAACGCCGATCCGATTTGTGATTACCAAGGGTCTGCGCCTGTCACGCAGAAGTAGTCACCGACAAAATTGTCCATCCAAACGTCTTGGTCAAAGCAAAACTGTTTTTTGTTGTTCGTGCAATCATTTCTAATTTCCAACCAATAGCAATCATCAGTGATTCCATCGTTCGCAATTACACCGCAGTTGTCGTCACATTGCTCCTCCTTGGTGCATGATGAAAATGCTATGGCAAACCCAAAAGCAAGAATGAAGTAATTTGATTTCATTTGTTCGAGTATTTGTATTTGAGCCAACAAAGACCTTTTAAGTCGTTCAGGCTTTATTTTACCTTGACCAAGCGGTAATCCGCTCCGCCATCAATTGCGACGACTGCGTGAACACCACCTGCCCACACAACAGCACCAACATGCTCATAGTTAGAATCACTATTTGAAGATGTTGAACTCATTAAGGTCAACACTAATGCTGTGGACAATACTCCGATTAAGAATGATTTGAATTCCATTTGTTTTGATTTTTACATTTTGAACGACAATCAGTTGCAGAACTGCCGAATTTGAGTCATCGCTCGGGTCGATCCTGAACCGCTGAACCTGAAGTATGTTTTGCCTTCACCGTACCAATCCAACTCAAACAAAATGGTGTTGGCCGTCATAAACTTCTCAATCATGTCGCTATCGTAGTTGAAATGAATGAATTTGGAGTTCCAATCTTGCCTCATCAGCGTCTCTTCTACTTCATCATCAAACTTTATCCGAGTAGTAAAAAGGTTGTAACCATCTTGGGTTGATGTGTTTTGCAGATTCGGGGCTTTATTGAATCCGACATATGCCCATTCCGATCGCCCGTTGCATCCAACACCTAACCATGCATTTACGTCGCTATATGGGAAGTCCATGCGTTCAGTTGGTGAGGTACGCTCAGAACTACAGTATGCGCTGACTTCACCCGTCATTTCGTCTTTATCTGTGGAAACGTTCCATTGAGCAGAGAGTTGCAAACTACTTAGGACCAATATGCAAAGGATAGAAATGTGTTTTAACATGATTGATTTTTTCCAAACTTAATCAAATCATTGAGCCGATACAAACTTGACAGCGTCAACGCGTTCCCGCAACGTGTGAAGGAATTTCGCATCAATGCGATTATCCTTTGAGTTCGATTTGTTGTCCCGTTTGCGCCGAAACAAAGGTCAAACGGACGCCGAGAAACGGTCCAATATCAACGTCACCAATCCATTCATGGGTGTGTTTGGTCGCAACACCAAATCGGGTGTCGGGATCACTGAGGAGGGCGCGTTGGGATTGTCGGCGGTGTACGCCGCGATCAACAAGATTTCGTCCACCCTCGCGTCATTGCCTTTGAACCTTTACCGCGAAACCGCGGAAGGAAAAGTCATC